CTTTTACACCAAGTATCCATATACAGTATCATTTCGTGATGCTGCTTCCATGGTCACATATGGTGATGATAACATAGGATCTGTTAATCCTGATTATCCCGATTTTAACATTAAAGCTTGTGCTGAATTCTTAGCTACGTATGGTCAGATTTACACCATGCCTGACAAAGAAAGTGCACTCAGCCCCTACCTAGCTGAAGGGGAATTCGAGTTTTTAAAACGAGAATCCATACACCATCCCCGATTAGGTAGACATTTGGGTGCTTTAGATTTAAAGTCAATTTATAAATCTTTGCATTGCTATATGCGACCCAAAAAGCATCCTCTCACACCAGAGCAGGCTTGCGCACTAAATATTGACACAGCTATGCGTGAACTATTCAATCACGGTAAGGACACTTACGAGTCTCAACGTGTATTGATGACACAAATAGCTAACAAAGCTGAAATTGAACACATGTGTACTATGTTACGTCTATTATATGAGGATAGAGTAGCAGATTGGTATACTAAGTACAATGACAGCGAATAATTGTTGTGTACAACAAGGAGAATCATCTATCCTTTAAAAAGATGAGCGCAGTTTGGATCTGCGTCAATTATAAAGCAAAAACCAATTCACATACATGGATTACCATATTTCAGTGTATTTAGACATTATTTTTATAATGAAATAGAGGCTTTATGTGAATGGTACTCTACGGAGTACCCTTATTTAGGGGAGTGTATAGCCAGCACAACATAAATAATTCCACCCTTGAGCTTGATTCAGCTTCAGAGGATTGTAAATAAACGAATTACTAAAAATTATAATGTAAATAATAATAATGGTCATGGATTGGGAAACCATGGCAAATCATTAAAAACCCACTTTTTAGCTTTACAATGTGATACTTGCTCAGACTGCGGTCTGATAGCTAAACATTGTAGTTGTCTATATGAGACGTACCAACCTCAATTAGGCACTACTAATGATGCAAATATCCACCAAATCTCTAAATCATCTATGTATGAAAATGTACAATTTTCAGATCAACATGATCCGTATATATATGATGTGGAGTCATTCGTCGATCCTACAAGACGTTTACAAGATACCAGTGACGCTACACTGGAAAATTTCTTTAAGCGTCCCATTAAGATCCATGAATTTGAGTGGGGTGTAGGCACCTCGCTAGGATTAACCATTGATCCTTGGTCCTTGTATTGGGATAATCCACGAGTATCGAATAGGATATCTAACTACAACCTATTGCGAACCAATTTGAAAATCAAAGTCATAATAAATGGTAATGGTTTTCAATATGGTCGCGCGATGGTAGCTTATTTACCCTTGCAGCAATTTGACACACTATCAACAAATTCAGCATTAGTCGACGCTGATTTAGTAGGTACATCACAATTGCCTCATGTATATTTAGATCCCACTACTTCAACAGGCGGAGAGATGTTACTACCCATGTTTAATTATAAGAATTATATGGATATTATCGATTCGCAGTGGAGTGAAATGGGAAAATTATATTTTCGATCACTCAATGATCTAAAACATGCTAATGGAGCAACTGATGTAGTTACTATCAGTGTTTTTGCATGGGCTGAGGATGTTGCAATGTCTGTCTTAACGTCGGTTGAGGCAGGTACACTGGGTCCTCAAAGTGGCATTGAATACTCACCGCAAGTAGGTGAAATTGATGAGGCCAACGCTAAAGGCACCATTAGTGGACCAGCTACTTCTGTGGCAAAGTGGTCAGCGTACTTAACCAAAGTACCTTATATAGGACCATTTGCTATAGCTACTAATATAGCGGCAGAAGCCACAGCTTCGATTGCCAAGATGTTTGGTTATTGTAGACCACCTGTAACCAAAAATCCTGAACCATTTAGGCCGACACCTATTAGTTCGTTAGCCCTGACTAATGTACCAGATACAGTGCAGAAGATGACTATAGATCATAAGCAGGAGCTAACCATTGACCCCAGAATAGCAGGATTGGGAGGTGTTGATCCAATGAACATAAGAGAAATCGCGAAAAGGGAAACCTATTTAACGAAATTTTCTTGGGATATTGGAACATCACCAGAAACACTTTTATGGAATGCAAGAGTGGACCCAGTAACATGGGCTGAAGATGTAGCTGGAGATACATCTTATCATTTCCCGGCATGTGCCTTTGCGGCATTACCGTTCAAATATTGGACGGGCAGTATGAAATTTAGATTTCAAATTGTTGCCTCAACATTCCACAAGGGAAGACTGAAATTTGTTTATGATCCTAATTATTTAGCTACAAATGAATACAACACTAATTATTTAAGAGTTGTTGATATAGCTGAGGAACAGGATTTCACGATAGAAGTAGGTAATGGACAGGAGCGTACGCTATTAGATCATCATGATCCTGGTGTTGATTCAGTAACGAGTATGTATAGTACTACACCTTATATTTCGAAAGAGAAAGGTAATGGAGTACTAGGAGTATATATCGTTAATGAGTTGACTACACCTAATAGCACTGTAAATAACGACATTCAAATTAACGTTTTCGTTAGTATGGGTGATGACTTTGAAGTGTTTGTACCTGATGATCATTTCCAAAGATTTACAGTCGCACCGACTCCCCAAGTAGGAACTGAATTTTCACCGCAATCTGGAACAGAGATTGTACCTGAAAGTCAGAATACTGCTGAACCAAGTGCACCTCAACAAACCATGTCTACCACAGTTGGTATGAGTCAATCACAAGATTCAAAGATCAATATGGTTTTCACAGGAGAAAGTATAACATCATTTCGAACGTTGTTAAAACGTTATTATCTGTGGAACACAATTGGTTCAGTACGACGAGAAGATTCATTGGCTTTCGGAAGATTTCCTGCATTTCCTTATTATAGAGGTTATGTGACTGATGCTGTAGATAGAACAGATCTGTTAGCGGATTATAACTATTGTAACACTATTATGTTGCATTGGGTTCGCACAGCTTTTCAAGGTTGGCGTGGTTCTATAAGATATAAACTCATTCCACGAGGTTTCCAAACAAGATCAGATCGAATGGAAGTACAGCGAGCACCAGCTGGTACTTTTAGCACCACTTATTTATCAGGAACCATAGGATTACCCACATACAATACACTTAAAGACGCCAGGGAAAGCGTCGTGACGGAGACTGTGGGATTACCTAACTATACTAGACCCTTTTCGGGGGCTAATGGCGAGGTACTGACATTTAATAGTGTCAATGGTGTACTAGAATTTGAAATGCCATATTATTCAAATTATAGATTTACACCCGGAAAACCAGAAAGCCACGAGGCCCAACCAGATAAAGGGCCAGGATTCTGGGATTATAGGGCGGAGTTTCATGGCAATACTTCGTCCACTTACGATATACACTGCGCAGCAGGTGAAGACTTTCAAGTCTACTTTTTCACCGGTTTGCCCCGTATGTATTATGAGATCGTAGCTCCACCATGAGCAACTCGATCGAAAGAGAAACCAACTCTATAAAATCAAAATAAAAATTTCACTCTGTGACCGAGTGAGGCGTTCTTAATTGAGCGACCAGGCTACCGCCGAATATAACACATGACACTTCATTAGTTTTTACTCGGCTTTAGCCGAAAATTTTACTACCAATTTATTGGTCTCTAATGAGGCGTCACAAGTTTTAATAGCGGTTTCCTAAAATCTGAAAAGATTATTTGATATTCCATACATATTTGTATAGGGAATATCACCCGTTTAGGTCAACTATGC